GTAATACTGACTGTTGGATGATGGGTTTGGGATCTTCAATTATTTATTATATGGTATTCTGTGTTACGTTTAAACATTATGCTAAGGCAGCGTGTTCTCCTTTAGACAAGCGCCTTAATGTTGGGCGTATGGAGCAGGAGTTATCCATAAATAAAATAATAGAATTGTATTCTAGGACTTATCTACCAACTGTTTCTTTAGACTATGTACGGTGTTGGTGGTTTGGTAAAAGTGTTTCCTTTCCTCGTTTATTGGATAAGGTTCAAACCATCTTAGTTAAACCTAGAGAATATGTTGTATCAAAATTGGTACCTACTGAGTGGGAAAGTAGGTTACATAGGATTGCTCCACATAGTGTGTTGGGTGGGTTGTGGGCTTTCCTTATACGTGCTTCCACCCCGAATGCGGAACCTTAGGAAAGTGGGAGAGACCTGCTATGCGGGTTCTCTCCCATTAGGAAGTTTGGTAATGAGTTGTGCGATCTAGTTAAACAAAAGGATCTTATGAGCTTCGATAGTTATGTTAAGAGTGTCTTGAAGCGTAAGAGATCTGCTTATATGCTAGGTTATGAACGATTTATGGCTAGACCAATAATTCCTAATGAGATGGAGATAGTTGTTAAGCCTGATGAAAAACAACATCACAGTATAGGACGCCCTGACTTGTATAGTGATAAGTATAAGCCACGTAATATATATAATCCTAAAGAACAAGTTAAAGGTGTGTGTGGTTGGGTAATGCAGATATTGATGCAGATGGTTAAGAAGTACTCGAGTCTATCAATTAACTTTGCTGCTGGTTGTAGTCCTGATGAATTATCCAAAAGGATGACGACAGCATGGTTGAAGTTGAAAGACCCAGTATTATTGACCTGGGATGGTGCTAGGCACGATTCCTTGCAACATATCTGGTTTTTACGTGATGTTGATAATGTTATTTTGAAGACTGTAATCCCTGTGTTATGTCCGTTATTGGGATTTACTAGTCATCAGGTGAAGGCTATTATGGATAATTTGACTGCGTTGTGGACTGATGTTACTTTAACTCAAAAAGTTAAGAATATGCGTAAGAGGAAATTAATTAAATTATTGGAGGCGAAGGTATTTGGTACTGTTTTTAGTGGTCATCCTTCGCGAACTACTTTTGGTAATACTTTGCGTATTTTATTTTTGTCTATGTATATATCTATTCAATGTGGTATTAAGTGGAACATGGATATGTTCCACTTTCAAGCTGGTGATGACACCTGTATTATTATTGAGCGTTGTCTTGCTGAGAAGTTCCGTGCTGCTGCTCTTAGTACGTATAAGCAGTATGGTCTTATTATGCAAGATTGTAAAATAGATAGTGTTGGAGAGTTTTTGTCTCGTCGAGTTTTCTTTGAGAATGGATCTATTCATCTACGTCGTTTTGAAGCTAGAGTTGTTCAGACTGGTTTGTATACTAATAAGGTGGGTGTAGAAGATATGCCTGCTTTTGATAAATGCATTACCAGTCAATTGTCAGCTTGGGGCTCAAAGATGTTGGGTGTTAGCTCTTTTGTTAAATGGAGACGTAAACGAGAGAAGGTTGTCACCAAGCGGAGTTTGGATAAGGTGTCTGAAGCCCTTAAAGATCAATGGTCTATCCTCGAGGGTAGTGAGCAAGATGTTTCTTGTCATCTAGCCAATGAGGAGAAGGCCTACTTATTATTGGATGCCTGTTTAGGGAATCCTTTATTAAGTTGGATACGTAATGCGTAGAGGTTGTATTATATTTGTATTATAGTACCTCGGAGCATCGTATCCCTACG